ATTCGCCACCCTCAGTATCCGTAATAGTCTGTATGTAATCTACGAGCGTTGAGCCAGTCGGACTAAACTCCAACATTTGCGATACGCCTAAATCGTGATAGGTCGGCACATTAGCGAAACCACTAAAATACTGCATAGTGTTCGCGAACCGTGTACCTGTCTGTTCTGGCACACTACTATTAGTTATCTGCGCATAAGCACCGACAGCGTAGTAGTCAGTAGGAGTTATTGCGCCACGATGCACCGTGAGATGCGCGAAACTTGTACCAGCAGTAAATAAAGCGTTACCAGCACCACCAATATTAAAGTTATTTACCGCTATGTTTCTATTGCCGTTCGACCAAACATTAGTAGTCGTTGTATCGTTCACAGTTAAATCAAGGTTGTAACTATTCCCACCGTTGTAAGTAACTTTCAGGCTCAAAAAATACCATTGACCGAAAGACATAGCCGTAGATGTAGCAAATCTTTGGTCACCGCCAACGACAGAGGAAGCGAAAGCCGTGAATTTACCACCAGAAGATAAACCGACGCCAAAAAAATTATCAGACGGACTATCGGTATTCGCACTAAAGTAGTTCGCGAAGAAAAATAAATTATCGGCAGTCGAATAATCCTCTTTCACCCAGAAACTGAAAGTATATGTTTGCCCAGTTGCGAAAGATATATCCTGTACGGCTGTATTAGCCAAATAGGTACCTTGCGGTAAATTGCCGTTACCAGCAGTTGTGTACGTCGTTACGCCAGTAGTTCCACCACCGAGGACTCCAGTTTTTGCGGTTTCTTCACCGAAAGTTATGTTGCTCGTATAGCCGTTTAATGTACGCACCGTCAAAGGTAACTGGTTAAACGCACTATTATTCGCAGCCGTATTAGAGCCAGCATTATCAGACATAGGGTAGTAATAAAGGGCAGGGCTACTATCCGTTAATACTTTCGCCTGATAGAAACTCTGCAAACTGACTTGCGACATAGAAGCGATAGCGTCCGTGCCGACGATACTAGCCTCACTACGGTTAGGTGCTTGCGAATTAGTCGGATACCTTTCAACGAAACCGTTAAATAAATTGTAAATTGTGCTACCAGTGGTAATAAAATCAGTAGCCGTCGCACCGAACTCAACCTGAACAGCGTCTACCCAAGAATTTGAAGACGCATTATTTTGATTTATGAGAATAGTTATTTTTGATGAACTAGGGGTGAGTGTAGCGGTGAACCTAATCCAAGCCTGCGAACCGTCAATAAAGTTTGTTGTTGTTGTTGCAGTCGCGCCAGAAAAATAACCGCCGTCATAGACTTGAAAATTACCACCATTACCACCAATGTATTCGTATTGCTGATACATACTTACCGTGATTTGTTTACCAGCAACAACAGGTACATCAAGTGCGGCAACAGTAGGAGCATTCAGCACCATACATTGGTCGCCTGACCAACTCGCCCCAATCGTGCCTAACGAACCACTAAGCGCATACCAATTAACAATACCTAACTCAAAATCTGCATCAGAAGCACTAACAGAAATACGACTACTATCGGAACCCAGAGGCGCAAAGTTCGTATCGTTGAGAATATTACCTGTAATCGGGTAGGCGCAATTTATTGCTAAAGGTCGGAACGGTAATAGATTCGGGTAGAAAGCACCCGAAGTATTCGTCGGGTCAAAAAGGCTATCCGTATCATCTACCTTTAGGCTACAAGTGCCAGCCTCAATGCGACCTAATTCATACGAGCGACCGCGACGCGTCGAAAAAGAATAAGTACGGTTAGTAATGTTAGAAGATAGGCTCGTAGGCGCAGGAGTAGTCGGGGTAACCGTATTAGATTTAGTATTAAGTAATTTGTACCACGGTGTATTCGGTTGTATCTGTGGCGACAAAGTCACACCGACATACGGCACATTCTTAGCCAATGGTACTACCCGACTTAGATAAACCGTTAGCAACGTTACGACGGTCGTTCAATAGGGAATGCTTCTGAACGACACGGAAAACAGTTTGACCGTCAATAATTACAGGAACCTCAATAAACGAACCAGCCTGCGCAGCAGAAACACCAGAAGTACGCACCTGTGCAGCCAAGAAACTATTACTCGCAGACATAGTATTATTTAACAAAGCCTGTTGCCTGTTTTGTTCTGCCACAGACTTAGCGTTATCCACAGCGAGTTGGTTAGCCTGCGCCTGTAACTTAGCCTGTTCCGCCACCGCATTATTGAGCGTACGAACAGCGTCTGCGTGAGCCTTAGTACCGCGCGTTTTAACTTCCTCAACCTTCGCAGCCTTCACCAAAGCAGCAGCCTGCTTCACATAGAAGTTAATATCAGCAAACCGTTCACGGAACGAACGATTAGCCATAGTTTCCATAGATAACGCAGCATTAGAGTCAATCGCCTGAATCTTATCCTGAATAGATGTTAGTTTTTTCATCTCGGCGTTATACCGTGCATCAAATAATTCTTTACGACCAGCCTCAGTCTGTCGCCAAACACGCATCATTCTATTGACAGCGTTCTTACCGCCAGCGATAAGGTTATTAGCCTCTTGTTGCCAGTTTTCGCTACCCAAAAGTGCCGTAATAAAATCGTTAGACGCGCCTAGTTTCTTTAACTTGAAACGAGCCTGAAGTTGCGCTCTCTGCTCAAGTAGAGTTTCAAAGAAAGTTTTTGTTTTATTTTTCGCAGCATTCGGGTCTGCTACATCTAACGGTGAAAAGTCTTTCATATCACCTAAACCTTTAGGCAATTTAATATCAGGTAACGCGAAATCGTAATTATCTAACTTCTTCAAGAAAAGGTCTATCGCGCCAGTAATAGCGATTAGACCGAGAGTCAAAGCAGCAACACCAGCAATCGGATTTAAGGCGAACATCTCCATAACCCAAGCAGCAGCAGCCGAAGCGCGGAGAGCCAAATACGCTTTCTTTACAGCACCAATTAGTGTCATAAGTGCCGTCGCCCCAGCGACAATTTTAGAAGTAATCCACAACCCAGCCATAGCGATAGCGGTAATAACAATCTGGTCACGGAAAGCGACGACGATACCGACCATATGGCGTAACTTCTCACCCCAATTATAGGCAGCCGAACCAGCGTCGTTCATACCTTTAGTAATACTTTTCGAGCCTATGAAACCGTCAATAAACTCTTTAATTTTCGGTAACACGGAAGAATTTATGAACTGAACCATTCGCGTAAGCATAGGCACTAACTCGCGACCGATAGTAACCTGAACACCCTGAATCGCAGCGTGCATTTCGCGTTGCGACATAGTGTACGCTTTATTGGAATCTAAATCGTCGCCCGAAAGTTGCAGACCTAACTTATCCGCTTCGATATACATTTCTTTAAGACCTTTAGAACCGAGGTTCAGGGTAGAAATCATATCTATACCAGCGCGACCGAATAATTTAGTAGCGAGAGCAGTTTTCTCTAACCCGTTAGGCATAGCAGCAAACCTGTCGGCTACGGCAGCCAAAACTTCTTTCGTCGGCTTTAACTTACCGTTCGCATCACGATAAGAAATACCCAAAGACTGAATAGCAGCATCGTTCGTAGTTAAATGCCGTGACAATGTCCGTAAAGCGATAATTAGTTTGCCAGAATCAACACCAGTTTCCTCGGCAGCGAACCGTAACTGGCTCATATCCTCGGCAGAACCGCCAAGAACTTTACGCATCTTACCGACTTCGCCAGCGACCTCACCGAAAGCGTGAACCGTCTCCGAGCCGAAAGCCTTTACCTTCGCATAAATGTTGGATAGAACATTCGCCATAAGGATACCAGCAGCGACAGTTTTCGCGCCCAATGCTTGTGCGGAAGTGCCAGCATTATCAGCCGTAGTCTGGAAACCGCCCAGACCTGCCTCAATCTGTTTGAGAGAAGACATTAACTGTTCTATGTCAGCCTTAAACTGAATATAGACTGGCGGTAAATCTTGGTCAGCCACGGTTATTCCTCACAAACTTTTACCTATATTCTACGCTTTATGCGCATCATTTTCCACTTCTTGCCAAAGACCGTCCAGTTGTAGTAACCAATCCAGCCACACGGCAGGTTGTTCCTCTATCTGCTGTTTAGTCCAACCGAACCGTTTGGCAATTAGGTAGTCGCGTACATACGTTGGGAACGGATAACGGTCGTCTGCTTTACCGCCTTTGAGTACCCAACGGATACGCTCTATGGTTCGGTAATTGCTTTTGGGTCTACATCTACACCGAAATCTGGCATTAGTTGAGTTAGGAACGGACTAACCGCATTACGAATATCGTCATACGATTTGGAAGGTAAATCGAGTAACGCTTCCAAAGTCACCGCATCACCGAAAGACCAAGACGAAATTAGTGCGATAGCCAGCAAATCGTTAAAATCGCTAAAGAACGAAACCGCTTCGGGAGTGACCTCGTCGTTACCGCTAACCATAATCGCGCCTTCGGCACTTTTCTCAAAAACAGGTCGCCGTAGCCGTTCAGGTACTAAATCTGGGTCGCGTAACTCAATCCAACCGTTAAATACTTCTTTTCGCATTGCCTTCTCCTAATTTGTTATGCGTAAACTGCGGTACTCTTTGCGTTCTGTAATACAACCTTGATAGGGCTGTAACCCGAAGAAGAACCAACATCTGTTGTGTTAGCAATCGCCTTGTAGTTCACATCTAATTCAATATAGTCTTTGCTACGGTCAATCTTAGCGACTTGGAAAGCACACTTCGTCATAGTGAACTGAACTTTCGTAGCAGTAGACCCTGAACCTTGCGAGAAAGAAATATCCAAAGACGGCTGAGTATTATTTAGGAAATAATTAAGTTCAGTATTACCCTCAAAAACTAATTTTAATGAACCGTCTACTTCTACCGCGCCTTGGAAAATCTGATAAGGAGTCTGCGTAGAATCTACCGTGAAAATAGGTGTTAGTGGTCGTTTGATTGAGATATTACCCTCAGCCAACCGTGTAGTCGCAGAACCAGCAATAGTGGTAGTACCAACCCAAGCAGGAACATTAGTTACCGTGCTGAATGAGGCGGTCGGGGTAACGACAGTCGCAGTACCACCAGTACCAGTACCAGTAGCAGCGTTAGATACCGTGAACTGTGTCGCGGAAGCAGTAACAATAGTCTGGCTAGACAAGTTCAAACCAGAAACGCTGTTACCAGTCATAGTAACGACCTGACCTACATAAAAATTGTTCGCAGCCGTGTATGTAACGGTGCCAGCAGAACCAGTAGCAGTAGTGATAGTCGCATTTGCGGCAGACTGATATCCGTTAGCCATAGCCGAATATTCCAAAAGACCGTCAGCAGAAAACTTAACATCTACCGAACCGAACTGTACGCCTGTAAACTGGCGAACATCGTTACCATTAAAATCTGTTAAAGAATACGAAGTTGCCTGACCGTTACCGCTATTCTTGACAGAAATAGTGTGGGTGTACGGTGCTGATGAGCCAGTAATCGCATAATCGCCCAACAAACCAGCAACACAATACCCGAAAGTATCTGGGAACACATCTCCGTTAAACTCAAACTCCGAGAAAATTGGACCTTGTACCGTGCCGTAAGTTTCGACCATAGAACTACGCCAGTTTTTATCCTCAAGGTATTTGATGTTATCAAAAGGTTTCAAATCCGTTACTGGAATATAGTCAGTAGCAGTTACAGCCGTTGGGTTCGCGCCAGCACTGCGAGTGGCTTCTTTCGCAATACCGAGAAACGACCTATACCGTGGTAAAGCCATCGCTTTACTCTCCTTCTGTTTCGGCTACTATTGTAGCGGTTTCTTCTATGGTCGCCTTCTTCTTTATTTCAGCGACAGGGATTAGACCGTGCGCTTCCACATTACTTGGCAATTCTACCACAGCGTCAGGCTCTACGAGCAAACCTAACTCTGGATAATATCGTGTTTCGTCATTCGCGGAACGGTATTTCATAACTATCTCCTCAACGCTGCCTTTGCGTAACTAGCGTAAATCTGTTGTGCGTAATTCTGTTTAACCATAGTGTCCGACGCTGGCTGAACGTAAGGATACCTCGCACCGTTGGATAAACCTAACTCCAACGCTCGCGCGTATTCCACCATAGAACCAACCGAAGTCACATAAGAGCCGAAACCGATACGCTCATCTACGCTAATAATATTAGCACGAAGCGCACCAGACCGTGTCATTGGTGGAGTACCAATAGGGCTATCTGTCGTGCGACCGTCTGCGCGCAAATGACCGTCGTTATACACAGGAATAATCGTTTCCTGCATAACCTCAACAGCCTTCAAACCGACCTGTTCCGTCGCTTTTTTCGCAGCGAAATCCAGCCGATTCTGCAAATCCTCTAACGCGCTTTCCGTATTCTTTACGCCTTTAGCGTTTACTTCCCAACCCATTAAGACCAACCCCACCGTGGAAGGCGTACGATGAGGTTGGTCAGCCTAATGGTTTTACGCACTAATCATCTGCGTAACCGTGAAACGAATCGCTGCCCAAGTTTCCGTAGCAGCAGCATTCACCTTTTTCGGCACACCGTAAGATACGGAAATCGTTGGCTCTGCACCCTGCCAAATTAACTGTCCACTATCGTCGCCGAACCTATGGTCGGAACGTAAATAATCTTTCAGACCGTCAATAACTGTATCAAAATCGTCCATAGTTTTCGTGGCATCATCCCACATAGAATGATGATAAATCTGTACGGCAACCTGATAGTCAATACGTTTTTTACCGCTCGTAGCACCGCCTAGCGCGATACGCGATTCGCTCTCTGACTCAATAAAGACAACCGCGACCGCGCGTGACTTCTGCCCAGGAATAGAGTTTTTCTCAAACTGGATACGGTTCGGGAACGAACTATATACCTGATTTAACCCTGTAACGTTTGCGGATAATAGGAACGTAGTGAGTTGAGAGCGTACCTGCGCGCGTGACATTAACGCACCCTACGGAACGGTGCAAGTAATTCTTTCGCCAATTCCAAATCGGTAGTTATGTTTTTATTGACGGCACTATTTTGATGCGGTGTCGTAACCATATCCATAGTGAGGGAATTATCGCCACGAACCTTAATGAACGCCGTAGTGACCAGTATGGCAGCCTGCTTCACGGCTGGTGGTAGCGCACTAACCGACACTCCGCTCGTCTGTGCGTTAGCCAGTGGGCTTTCTAGAGGTACTGTGGTAGAGCCGAACGAATAAGTGTTTTTCACGGTAATAGTTTCAGTATTCATACCACTATAAATAGTCATACGCAGACCAGCAGTAATACCAGTAGCGTCAGCGACCGTGATAGAAGTAGCACTAGCAGAAGCATTCGCAGCCAAAGTCGTATTCGCGTAGCCACTAATGTAAGTGTAATTCACATACACCTGCGACCGTGGCATAGCAGGCATACCGAACTGAACAGGACCCTGCGAAGAATAATTAGTAGTAGTAGCCGTGTAAGGTAAAACAAACTGCTGGTCTTCAATCCAACCCTGCGAAGGGTCAGCGTAAGCGACCAAATTATTCGGCGTAATACCGTAACTAACAGACTTCAACGCGACGATAGGGAAATATCGTGGGTGCATAGCGAGCATACCGTCGCCACGCAACCGAGAACGCTGCTGCTCAGTTTCCTCAGTCGCAGCCAACACCTGATTACAGAAAGTATCCATCCACGAAGAAGCGCGCGCAATAACATTCTTTAACTCCGCGTCCTGAACCGCAGGGTCGCTACTAGCCAAAACGAGATTACTGTAATCAACAGCCGTAGGTGCTTGCTTATATTCTTCAATAGTTAAATACGGGGTGCTAAATAATTTAGTCGTATTACCGTAAAGATTACTCACTATGTTCCTCGCAATCACAATCGCAATCCGTGCAATCGGCTACGATAACTTTCTTAACATCAGGCATCAACATCAGTTACGACCTTATTGTCCGTACCGCATTTACCGCAGACCGCGAACCAGCCGTTGAAACCACAACCCGAACAAAGGAAACCAGTTCCACCGCTTCCAACGCCCATAAGTGAAGCCTCGACAAAACCCGAATCTTTAAGAGCCTTAGCAGTACGGCTATCAGAAACCTCATAAAACCCTTTACTATCCGCGCGTAGAACCTGAGTCGCACCAGTCCGTACGCCTTCAATCTCAACCTCAACCGCACGACGGTCACTCGCAAAATACTTAGCCATAATAATCCTTCCGAAAAGAAGTCTGCCCCCACCCCGAATTTGGGATAGGGGCAAACCACTTAGTTAATGCTTACGCAGAAACGATACCCGAAACGACACCGTTCCACTTAGGAGCCTGACACATAAATGTACCGTTCCAGTAAGTAGAGGTTTCGTACGCGAACTGGGTTACTGGCCACTCAATAGCCATATAATCCTGAGTATTGAAAACAGACCAAACATCAGACACGTTTGTATCTGGGATTGGTAGCGTGTAAGACAATACAGGCGCGACACCCTGCGGTAGCCACGGATGTACGGTTAGGCTAACACCCTTGCCAGTTACTTCGTTCTGGAGACCAGTAACGACGTCACCAAGAACTACGCCACCGATTTCATCTTGTGAGATGTTGAGACGGTAGTTAGCGTTAGAACCTGACTTGATTGCGTCAGATAACTGGCGACGGTCAGAACCGTTAAGAAGAATCTCGTCTGGGTCAGCCTTTACGCTGTCGTACAGAGCAGAGAATACTTTCTGGAACTCTACACCAGGGTTTGATGTTGAGAACACGGTGTTAATCTCGTTCACATAACCTGAGTTAGAACCGAGTACGGTCGGTAGGATACCGTCGTAACCTGTTGCGTATGCAGAAGTATCTGCGCTGATTGTGCTAGCAGCAGTACCAGTTGTTGAGAACACTAGGTTATCGCCAGTTGTTACAAGCGACGCAGCACCCTGAAGTGTGCCAACAAGACCACTAATGCGACCGACATACTTAGCGTTAGCAGCACCAGTAGAAGTACCGACATAAATCTTAGTACCTAGTGCGCCAGTGACGTTGCTAGCCGTGATTGTTAGAACACCACCAGCAGACACAGCCTGCGAAGCGACGGTAGACAATACCGACTCACCGAATGCGCCAGCATCGCTAGTCGCATAAACGTAGTAAGTATTAGCAGCAAGACCAGTCTGACCTGTACCAGCAGCAGCAGTAGTTAGTGTGATTGTTGGAGCAGAAAGCGCGCCAGAGAAACCTGTATCAGTACCGCGACCCATAAGTAGCATACGCTCTTCCATAAGCATAGAAGCGTACAAAACCGAAGTCTGTGATAACTGACGGATATCCTGATAGCCCTGACCTTGGAACTGTGCCGAGAACGGTACAGCGTCCGATAGTGAGAACTGCTTGTAGTTCACCGCTTGGTCGTAACCAGCGTAAGTGATTTTCGGACCACGCAAGTAGTTGATAGAACCAAACTGTGTAGTGGTTGAATCCGTAATTCCAGGGAAAGTGTTACCTACACCGCCAGTACCTGTACCTGTGTAACCTGAGATTACCTTGATACGGTGGCTAGTGCCGATACCCTTTTTACGAGGAATCTTGTTGCGTAGTGGAGTTGGGCGAGGTGTTAAAAGTTTCGCAGGTGCTTCCAAGTCGAAAGCGACAAGACCAGTGTCAATAGGGCTGGTTAGTGTGAAATCTTTAACGATATCTGCTGTTGCACCGCGCTGTGATTCTAGAGCGGTATTTAGTGACGCGAGAGCGTCAGCAGACATTGACTTGACCATAGTATCGTTCGACAAAATAGATTCGATAGCAGCGGTCGGTGTGGCAGGCGCGAGCGGTGCGCTAGGTGCGCCACCCATAACGCGTGACGCTGATAGCGGTGCGCTTGCAGATTTAGACAGCAGTGCCACATATTCTTCGTGACGAGCAGCAGCCTCTTTCGGTGGAAGGTTACCGTATAGGTCGGCTACCTTTGGTGCTTCAGTTGCCATTATTGGCATCTCCTTTAGTTGGATTGGAATTAGTTTCTAAATCTCGCGCCATTTGACGGTATCCGTCAGCCAACGCTTTATCTAGAGTTAGGTCTGCCTTAGCACGGTATTGCTGTGCTTTAGCCTTATTTAGTTGTTCTTTGCTAGTGCTACTCACCGCGCCAAAACGACGTGGACCATTTGGTGCAGCGAGCGACTTG